TAGCTGAAACGGTCGTGTCTGGATCGACCCCAGCCGTAGCCACAGCCGCATACGAAGCGATCGGAACCGCAGTCGCAGTAACAGTCCACGCACCCGAACCGTTAGAAGTAGTAGTCAGAGGAGAACCACCCGCAGACGGCGTGAGAGCAACACTGACAGGCGTAGCAGGATCGGTGGTACCCGTGATAGTAAAAGTCTTCGTGCCGACAGGGTCGGCTGCGATCTGTTGAGCGTTAGTAGGCGTCAAAATCACGCTAGTAGCTGGTGCTGCCATTTAGTCCTCCCCGGCATTAAACGCTGTACCGGTCTTATCCGAGGCATCAAGCGCGGCACGTATCTGATGAGTTTGCGTACCCGCCGGTTGAATACCCTGCCGTCTAGCATCCGCGTAAAGGGCAAGCTCAGAATTCCACGCCTTAGACTGTGTACGGTCAATACCGGCTGCTTCACGGCAATAGCCGACAGACAGACCCTTGTTCCGGATGCATTCGCCGAAAGTCTCACAATGAGAACCACATTTGTCACACATCAGTAGCTTCCGCCCTTGACTCGCTTGAGGCGCGGATTGGCCTTCTTCGCTGCCGGGGATGCCTTGCGAGTTGCGGATGCCAAAATGGCGCCTGCACGATCCTCAGAAACTCCCCGCCTCTTGGCGATCGACTTGGCGGCCTTCTTAAATCCTGGATGCTTCTCACTCATCATTCGCCGCCCATAGTCTCAGGGGCAGACTTCAGCCAATGGCCGTCGCCGTCCGAAGCGGTCTGCACCTCGCCAGGACCAAACGGATACGAACCAGGATTACCTACCCCAGTACCAGGCTGCGGAATATCCTTCGGCGCATTACGGCGCGGCTCATCCACGTCAGGCACATTGTTCCAATTCGCCATCGCGGTCTCCTAAACATCATGAATGTATGCGCCATAACCGGCGTCCGTAAGAATGGTGACCTCAGCATCCGACAACACATACTCGTGGCCACCCATATATATGTAATCCCAGCCGCCGTTAATCAACGTATCGTTGTACTCGTACGTGACCTGCGTAACCGTGGTCCCCTCGACAAGAAGGGTAATGCCACGGTCTTGGCGGTAGCGGGACAAAAGAATGTTGTTAGTCCACAGGTTTTCCTCAAACGTTGGCCCGATCAAAACCTTCATAACCAAACCTCCGAATGAGGCTGGGGACAACCCTCGACAGATGCGTACCACCTGTAAAGGATTGTCCCCAGTTTGTTAGCTCGCGGGCTTGAGGCTCGATGCGCTTTCAATCCGCTGGAGGCACTCCTGCCGGTAAATGTTCCAACCGAGCAGACCGACTTAAACAGTCGCGACATAAATGTCAAGTACCAACCAACAGGACGGAATCGCATGAGCTTGTCAATCACGGGGCCAATAACAGTGTGCGGCTCTTCGGCCACGGCCTCACAAAGCGCCTGACGACCGAATACAAGAGTCCGATACACATTGGTCTTGGGTCCAGCGCCAGCACCATCATTCGTAAAATAGGCACGGGGGGTTTCAATCCACCACGTACCTTCATACGCTCCGATAGCACCAGCCCAAATGTTGCCAGCCGAGGAATACTCGTGCGGAGGACGCCATGCCGCAAGGTTCGATTCCGAACGGAGGTCGAACGAAACGTCAGGGTGAATGTACCCAACAAAAAGGTCTTCCATCCGAGGCAGCGCATTACGCCCACGGAGCTGAGCAACAGCCGCACGCGCATCACGGGACTTGAACGTGTCAGTATCAACAACGCTCGTCCGGGCAAACGCGCCAGCAATCTTCATCGCGCCGCCATTCTCGCCAAGCACGTTCGTTCCACCAAGAGCCACAGTCATAATGAGGCGGTCCAGGGAATCAACCATGTTGTACGCGACCTAAACGGTCTGGCCTTTAACAGGCGCGAGAATGTCTGCCGTGGCCGGGTCAACATCCGACAGCGACAGAAGGCGCAGCTTCCGCGTAACCAGAGCAGCGTTTCCATATTCCGCGAGGGTTACAGAAACGGTCGTGGTAGCGGGCAGGGCCACAGCATCGGGATCAACCGTCTCAGTGAGAGCGGCCGTAACCGGCGCAAGGTCCTGGTAAATCTGAAACACTACGGAACTACCCGGCATGGACTGTTGCACGGGACGCTTATCTACAACCGATCGATAGGTCGGCATGCTCCGGAGAGCAAACTCGGAATATACCGAAGAAGGGTATCTCCGACCAGTCGGTCATATGCGGCCTGTACGAGGTTCACACCAGTAGTCGCAGTGCTGGTAAAGGCGTTAGCCATTACAATCACTCCAACTTGGGTTTAGGCGTGGAGGGACCTAAATCTTCAAACCTTACTGACCGTAACCCCCACCATGAGACTCAATAAGCCGCAAAAGCTTGTCCTGAGTCATGGTCGGGTCATTGATTTGCGACATGAGATCCGCAACCTTGGTAGGTGGTACGGATGCATTCTGCGCACGTGCGATCCGCTGGAGGGCGTCGACAGTGTTACTTGCGTCTTCATCCTCTTCATCGTTCTGCTGAGCATTTCCCTCAGACGCGGGCGGGGAGAACAGTTCCTTATACTCGTCCAACCACTTACCGATCGCCTCAGGGGTGGACTCGATACCATCAGGGATGAGCTTTGCAACCTTCGGGTTAAGCTTCTGTTCCGTCACGATCTTCTCAATAGCGCCCCTACGGGCCTGAGCGTCGTATTCGGCAAGCTTAGCCGCCATGGCCTTGTTCTGATCCGCCATGACCTTTAGCTGGCTACGAAACCCCTTCGGGAGGTTCTTGATGTCCTGCTGAGCATTGCTATTCGGACCGTTTTCATCTTCATCATCGTCAAGGTTAAGATTACTGAGGTCCCACTGATTTGCCATAAAGGCGTCACCCAATCTCTCGTTTCGTACAGACCACACAACACACTTGGGGAATGTGATGTGGCTTCTGTCTACCCGACTTATCGAATACACAACAATGTCCCTGCGGGTTTGGGATTGTTGGAGCGTCCGCCACGGAACTCGAATCCGTGATATGCATGCCAAAACCCATGTGCGGACGAATTACGGCTAGTATTGCGCAGGAGTCTTCAAAGCAGTCGAGCCGACGCCCGAGCCCTGCCTGAACTCTTCCTCTTCGCGGCTAGCCAGCTTTTGAAGGACATCGGCATAGGTGAGATTCCCAGAAAACACCTGCTCACCCGCCATTTCCGTACTGTACGTTTGGCCGTATATTTCGCCGAGCTTCCCACCAGTGCGGGCAAAGTCGGAGAATTGTCCAGCCTGACGTTGATAGTCGTTCATGTCGGCGGCAGCACCGAATCGTTCAGCTGTTGACTTGTCAATGCCAACACCGCGCTCACGGGCAGCAGCCGCAATGGTGGTCCCTCGAAGCGACTTGTTGATAACGTCCATGCCACGCTCAGAATCGAGAAAATATGCGGCCAAATGGTTACGGTCGACGCCGTAGAAATCGCGGAACTGGTCAACAAACGTTTGGTCGACATTATTCGATGCTGTGACAGCCGCATCCACCCGCCGCTGAACCTCGACAGGGGAAACGTCACGGCCGATAAAACCAGCAAAGTCCGCGTAGTCGTCATAGAACCCGGACGGCATTCCAGCGGCCTGCATAATGTTCCGGTAACTCTTCTCCGTGGCCAAATATTCGCCAGGCGAAAGTACCGGCAGGCCTAAACGTTTCCGGTTCTCGTTCCCGGCAAAGCGTTGCTTGTACGCCTGCGAGTCCTGGAGAAGAACGGGGATAGCTTCAGTGGTGTAGCCGTCTTGGAGAAGCTGCAACACGGTCGGCGCTAGGCTGGCTAGATCCCACTGCGTCAGCATCGCCGTCAAGACCGTGTATGCCGAAGTGTCATAGATCGGAGAGGTAGGGTTTTCGGGGCTCGTCATGTCCTCACCCCACTAACCCAAAGTCCTGCCCAATGCGGAGAGCCAAGTTCGTCATGTCATCGTGCGCGTTCTGCGTCTTTAGCCATCGTGGGTCTTTACGCAAAGTCTTCTCAAACTCGTACACCGTCTGCGGAACAACCTGGCCCTGTTTGTCCATGCTGCCCTGTAGGGCTTTCTGAACTAGCGGATCCTCGACATTGACGTTCTGCGCATCCGTTTCCAGAATGCGCGCGTACGAGTTCAGATAGGGGCTGGCTATGTCTCTGACTGTCATGCCGGCATCGATTTGTTTCTGGTAGCCCATATACTTTGACCGGGCCATATCTCGCACAAAATCCTGCAACGACTGTACGGTGAACTCGCCGGAGATAACGCCGCCTATCCAATCCGACAACTGATCCGGGCTAGCGTTCACACCGTAGTCACGCGCAAGGCTGCGGATTTGAGTCTCGGTATCGGCAACCGCACCCGCTGTCTCACCAGGCGTGTATTTGAATTCGGCACCAATCATGTCCTGAATTTGTTCATTCGTAGAGCCGTACACTAGCGAAAGCCGAGCGATTTGATTAAGCCGAGCTTCGTTCACCTGGATACCAGCCTGTGAAAACTGGTCAGCGAGCTTCGCTTTCTGTGCCGCTATCTGAGCCGAGGCTGTAGCAGGATCGCGTTTTTCAAGTTCGTTGAACTGGCGCTCATTCTGCTGATGGGTCCGATACCAGCTGGTGGCCATAAACTTGCCCTTGAACCGGTCCGTTGACCAACCCTCTTTCACGGCCTGCTTCAGCAACGATTTCAGTTCACTGCTTTGGTAGAAGAAGCTTGCCGCATATCCGAGCTGTGCCGCGAATGTTGTTTCGTCGAGTTTCGCCGCCGTCTTAGCCATTGATATTCGCCGCCTCACTACCCAGCGACCCGGGGCCAGCGGTCAAAACGTCGTACATGGCGCCGTAGTAGTCTTGGCCCGACATTGTTCCCGCCTCGGTCGGATACTTGTTACGCACCCAATCCCGCGCGAACTGCTGCGCATCGACCTTGCCCTGCGTACTAATATTCGCGCTGTTGAACGCACGATGGAATTCAGAATCCTCACCAGCGTTCGATAGACGCCCCGTTATCTGCTTCATGGCGCTACCAAGAATTGCAGCCGAAGCAGTAGGGTCAACCTTGTACGACGCTGCCATAGCGGCACGCTGACGTGCGGCCATGTCCTTAGCAATCTGAACCTGTAGCTGAATAGCATCCTGAACCGTAGTCGGATATCCCGCCGCTGTATTCATTGCCGCAACCGCAACGGTTTCATTCCACTTGTTAATCGTCGCCGGGTCGAGCCTGCCGGTCACCGGAAGATCGAACGTCTTCTGATATGCAGAAATGTTAGGGAAACCTTCTTTACCAAGCGCATACGTCAATCCAGCCGTTGACTGATACGTTGGTGTTTTCGTTGCAGTGATCTGACTTCCGAGGCGAGGGTTAGATTCGTCGATGTACTTCGTGTTCCGTGTCTGATATCCCATAAATACCAGCGAGCCGGAACGCATCGCGGACTTGTTCCCGCCATACCAGAAACCGGATTTGAATACACCCGTATTGGCGCCCTGGGGAACAGCATTCATCGCCGCACGCTGTGCCATCTCCACAGAGTCGCGCCATTGTTCGTTCGTCCTCGGAGTAGGCGGTTGGCCGGGTTCGACATCGTGACCGGTCGGCCCAAGCGTCGACTCTGCCCCAAACGCGTCCGCCTCTTGTTTCGCAGACCACGGCGCATAATCGGGAAGCGGCTCAATGTAGATGCCCTGATCCTGACGAGTTCCCCGCTTACGTTTCGGCGGAGTCTTGTCTTCGCGCATCTTTGACGGACTGAACGGAAGCTGTGTACCCACCGTTACCGGCGTCTGCGGCCTCTGCCCTTCGTCCGGCACACCAGTTATAGGAGACGGTGTCGGGGTTTGGTTAATCATCTGCGCATTCGAAAACTGTCCTGGGGGAGGGGGCTGCCCAGTCTTAACGGTATACGTATGCGCAAAGTTCTGATCTTCTTCTTGAATGCTTGCCGTTGCAGTACGAATATATTGTTCGGCCGCAGTGTATGCATCGGTCAATGCAGCG